ACAGATTGAAGGATTAAATTTTATATATCTTAATACTGGATTAAATAAATTTGCTTTTAATACTGGTAGTAATAAAGTCTATGTAAATGGTAAAGCATATGCAACAGACGATGATCACTTTAATGCTAAGTTTATTCAAAGAATAGAATTTTATGGTAAAAGACAAGATTATCTTTTAGAATATGGAACTTGGAAAGAAAATCAAGCAGATGATGTATTAATTCAATTAACAAAGGTATGAAAATAGGAAGTGTAACTTGGCTAAAGTATGAGTTCCCAAATTATGAGGAATTAGAATTAGCAGCAGCAACAATAAATCTAAATTCAAGTTTTGAATTGTTAGGTGGTCAAGTAATAGAAGATAATATTTATATAGTTGATGCTTTATGGTATAATAATATGCCAGAACCAGAAGGTTTTAAACCCTTTAGTATCAATCCAAACACAGATAAGTATTTAGTAGAAATAAACGGATGGATTTGGGATCCAGAAACAGAATAAAATGGAAATGCAAGATATAAAATTATTGGGAATGAACGCAACTAGCCTTGCTATGAGTTTTTCTAACATAGATACAACTTTAAAAGTAATACTTTTGTTGTTATCAATAGGTTACACTTTACAAAAATGGTATTTAATGAATAAAAACGATAAAAAATGATGTACACAGATGGTTTTGGTGCAGTTTACGCAGCATCAGATTTCGGAGATGGTGTACCAATGCCAGATCTTAAAATTTATGCAGAAATGTTTCCAATTAGATACGGATTTAATGTAGGACCACAAGAAAAGTTAGGTTGGACAGCAAGTTCAAATAGTGGTGGATTACAATCTAGGGAAGATGGATTGGCTTGGAGTTTAAATACAAATGTTGCAAATCAAATAATGCAGTCAGAAGATAATTTAGGAGTTGATATTGTAGATAGAGTGCCACAATTAGTTATTTTAAGAATTAGTCAATTAAATTCTACTGGTACAGATATAAATGATGATTATAAGTTTAAAATTTTAGATGAAAATAATAATGTAACAAATATTGATTTTAAAATTGAAGATTTTGCATATCCAGACACAGAAATAAGGCAAGTACAGATTCCTATTCCTGCATTAAGTGGTACACAAATTAGAAGGGTTAAAATACAAGCAAATACAGTAGGCGAAGGATCAAAAGGTTTATTAATTCAACAAATAATAATAGGATGATAAAAAAATTAAGAAATTTAGCAGATTGGTTAGAGTGCAATAAAGCGATTAGATATACTCGTTTTAATAATTGGCTCGATTCAAATAAATTAAAAGTTCATCATTGTAAAACTTGTATATGCGAAAAATAAGAAAGATAATAATTCATTGTTCGGCTACAAAAGAAGGACACGATCTAGATGCAGCAGAAATTAAGAAATGGCACGTTGAAGGAAACGGATGGTCAGATATTGGGTATCACTATGTGATCAAATTAGATGGAACAGTAGAAGAAGGTAGACCTTTAGAACGTTCAGGTGCTCATACCTTAAACCACAATTTTGACAGCATTGGAATTTGTTATATCGGAGGATATGAAAAGAAAAAGAAGAAAGGTAAGTGGATCAATAAAGACACTAGGACTAAACAACAAAAGGATTCGATGCAGGATCTATTGTTATGCTTAAAAGAAGATTATAAAACAGCAGTAATTTACAACCACAACCAGTTTAGTACTAAAAGTTGTCCAAACTTTGATGCTCACGAAGAATACAAGTGGATTTCTAACATTAAATAATTATGCCAATACCAACACCTCAATCACAAGATACACAGTCGCAATTCATCTCTAAATGTATTAACGATTCTGTTATGAAGGAAGAATATCCAACAGCACAGAGAATTGCAGTTTGTTATGATGCTTGGAATATTAGAAGAAAATGAAAAAGATACTAGAATTTTTTGGAAAGAATGTCTTTCAATCAGTAAATAATTTAATAGACACTTTATTTACAAGTGATGAAGAAAGATTAGAAGCAAAAAGAAAGATGTTTGAGATCCTGAAACAAAAGGAGAACGAACTTCAACAAATGCAGACTGATGTAATTATAGCAGAAGCAAAAGGAAATTGGTTACAGAGATCTTGGCGACCAATCTTAATGTTAGCATTCGGAGGTATAGTAGTTTATTCTAAATTTATAGCACCTTTATTCGGTTTGACAGTACCAGAATTAGAAGATGAATTTTGGAATTTGTTACAATTAGGAATTGGTGGATATATTATTGGAAGATCAGGAGAAAAACTTATGAAGACCTATGTTGATAAATAAATTTGTTTAAAACAAAAAACATAGTATATTGTATATATATAATATCATATACATATAATATCATATAGTTATAATATAATATATAATTAAATATATATATAGATAATATATAGATATAATATCATAAGTAAAACACGTTAAATTAATTCTAACGGACTTTTAGAACAGAAAGTATATACTTAATTATAAAACATATATAGATTGCTTAAAACCTATTTAAAATGGAAAACAAGACAAGACTAGAGGTAGATAAAATAGTAAATTACACAACTTATAGTAATACACGCAAAATTGATAGTTTATTTGAGATAGATGCTGTTATGTACACAAATCTAGGTAAAGAATCGACTAAAACAGAAAGATCAGATGTTAAGTCTAACAGTAAATATATTTATAAACAGATAAATAGGTTAGATCCAAAATTAGGAACTTTATTACTCAAAAATTTTGAAGACTAAAAAACCTGCAAGAAAAACTTTAGTTAAAAAACTAGACACAGTATTTTCGATTTACATTAGACAAAGAAAAGCCATAGACGATATTGCAGAATGTGTTACTTGTGGTAAAAAGGATCATTGGAAGAAACTTCAAAACGGACATTTTATGTCTAGAAAACATTTAAGCACAAGATGGGATGAAGATAATTGTCAAGTACAATGTGCAGGTTGTAACGTTTTTAAATATGGAGAACAGTACAAGTATTCTGTTTGGTTAGAATCCAATTTGGGATCAGGATCATCAGATAGATTGTTGCAAAAATCTAGAACAACTTTAAAAATAGCAGACTTCGAATTAATAGAAATGATAGAATTTTATAAAAATAAAAATGAATCGTATTAAATAATGTTATATATTTGGAGCAGTCAATTTGTCCTTGACTTGTTTTTTTGTTCAGAGAGGTTATTTTAAACGATAGCCTCTTTTTTTATACACAATAGTTAGTAATCCAATTATTTATTCTATCTTTACAAAAAACAAATATTAATCTTAAAAACAAGTATTATGGACATTCACACTCAGACAAGTGTAAAAATTGATTTTAGTAGAGGACATTCGATCACACCAACAGTAGTTTTTGATGGTGCAGAATTAGAAGAAAAAACATTCAATAACAAAACCCACCAAATCGAGGAATTACTGGATTACATTATTTCTAGTGAAAACGGAGGATGTGATGTATATTTATAAATTATGACTGGATCAGAAGATTTATTAAGGGTACGTCAATACAGTATTGATTCCTTGCAGTCAGAATTAAAAAAAGCATACGAACAGATCAGTTTTTTAGAAGCACAGTTAGATGTAGTTTCAAAAGACTTAGAACAATTTATAAGTTAATAATAATCAATAATAATTAAACAATGAAAGACAAGGAATTTTTAAATTTTATGTTTACTAAAAATGCAGACCTAAGTTTTGTACATAGTAAGCAATCGGTTAAATGTGCAGAAATGATCTTATGGTTACAATCTAAACAGAAATGGGCAGATGAACACAATCAGGGATTTATTGCTTGGGATATTTTAACTCAAAAAGCAGATCCAAACAAGTTGTATTCTGTATGGAATGACTACTTAAAACCTTCGGCAGAAACATCTAGTGCAGATCATATGCCAGACAGAGAGGTTAAGGCAACGGAAGATTTGCCATTCTAAAACACAAGGGCAGGTAGAGATACCTGCTTTTTTTTTTAACAAATAAACAAGGACAAAATGATTATAAACTTTCAGGAGGTAGTTTCGCATCTTCAAGATATTCGTAGTGGTAAAATTAAAGAGGGCGAAGGTATAGGTGTAGAAGGAATTGATGAATACATTAGATTTAAGGAAGGTAATTTTAATGTAGTGTTAGGACACGCAAATGTAGGTAAGACAACAGTTATTTTATATTTAATGTTGTGTTATTCTAAAAAGTTAGGTAAAAAGTGGTTAATTTTTTCAAGTGAAAACGAAAGCCATTCGATACTTAGAAAACTGGTAGAATTTTTAGATCTTCGACCAATTAATCAAATAAGTAATACAGATTTTGAAAAGCATTTAAAGTGGATCAACGATCATTTTAAAATAGTAGATAATAAAACCTTATATAATTACAGAACATTGCTAGAATTCGCTAAAAATATTAAAGATGCTTGGGATTATGATGGGTTGTTAATTGATCCTTACAATTCTTTAGTTAAAGATCCACAGATGATGAAAGATTTAGGTGGACACGAATATGATTACCAAGCAACAACAGAGATCAGATTATTTTGTAAGGAACAGAAAGTTACAGTTTGGTTAAACACTCACGCAAATACAGCAGCACTTAGAATTAAACACCCAGTTGGACACGAATATGTAGGACACCCAATACCGCCATTGGCAAGTGATGTTGAGGGAGGTGGTAAATTTGTTAATAGGGCAGATGATTTCTTAGTAATACACAGATATACGCAACACGTTTCGGATTGGACACAATCACATATACACGTTAGAAAAGTTAAGGAAGTAGAAACTGGTGGTAGACCAACTAGCATCGACAATCCTATAAGATTAAAATCAATACCAAATAATGTAGGTTTTGAAATCAATGGTAAAAAAATCATTGAAGAACCTTTAAGAGATCCAATTAAAATTCCATTCTAATTAATGAGATTGATCGAATTGCTTTACAAGAAACACCAAGACTGGATCAAAATGGTTCGGTCA